CGAGATGACCGCGCTTCAGGTCGGCACTGTCTACGCCGCCGTCAACATCATCAGCGATGGTGTGTCGTCCCTGCCCCTCCACGTTTATCAGCGTGCGAAGATTGCTGGCCGGGCCAGTAAGAACATCGCCATCGACAGCCCTCTCTACCGGATTGTGAACCAAGAGCCCAACCCTGAAATGACCAGCGCGGTCTTCCTCAAGGTTATGATGATTCACGACCTGCTCTGGGGCAACGCATACGCTGAAATACAGCGCAACAACTCAGCGCAGATTGTCGCGCTCTGGCCGCGCAACCCAGCACGCACTCGACCGATCAGGATTCTGAAACCTCTCATGTTCGAAGGCGACCTGCTTCCGGCTGGCACCCTGATGTACGAGACTTCCGACCAGCTGATGGACTCCTCCAGCTTCGTGGTCGACCAGAATCCAGAAATGATGAACGTCGGTCTGCGCCGGTTGGTGAGCGCAGAGAACATGCTGCACGTTCCCGGCTTGTCACTTGATGGTCGGCTCGGACAATCGACTGTGTGGCTCGCTCGTCAGGCGTTCGGCTTGGCGCTGGCGACTGAAAAGTACGGAGCCAAGTTCTTCGGAAATGGCGCACGTCCAGCGGGTATTCTCACACTCCCGAACAAGCTTGAGGACAAGGCAATCGACACGCTCCGCCGGTCATGGGCAGAAGCGCATGGCGGTGAGAACCAGTTCAAGGTTGCAGTTCTTGAACAGGGCGTGAAGTACGAGAAGATTGCAGCGACCCCTGAAGAGGGCCAGATGCTTGAGACCCGAAAGTACGAGCGCGAAGAAATCTGCGCTATCTTCGGAGTCCCGGCGCACATGGTCTGCGCTCAGGAGAAGGGCGGCAAGTCAAACGTCGAACAGAGCTCAATCGAGTTCGTGCTCTACTGCCTGCATCCTTGGCTGAACCGCTACGAGCAAGAGTTCGGTCGGAAGTTATTTTCTGACATGGGGCGCTCGGCTGGAAAGTACTTCGCCAAGTTCGACACCCGCAAGCTGATGTACCCGGATGCTGCGGCCCGGTCAACCTTCTACGCTCAAGGCAAGCAGTGGGGCTTCTTGAACACGAACATGATTCTCGAACTTGAGGACATGAATCCGGTCGAGAACGAGAAGGTCGGCGAGACGTTCTGGCAACCGATCAACATGCAGGACGCGGGCGACCCGCAGAAGCTTGGAGCCGCCGATCAGGTAGCTCTTGAGACGAACGCGAAGAAGGAACTGGTCGAGCATCAGGCTGACACGGCAGTCGATCAAGCGAAGCAGACTGCGAACGCCACCATGAAGGTTGCAGACCAAGCCCACGGTCACGCTATGGAAGCCGCGAAGGAAAGCAACAAGCACGCGCAGACGATGGCGAAGCTTGGGCACCCTCTGCAGCAAGCGGGCGGTGCGTCTCCCGGCGGCTCGGTCCCGGCCAGCGCCAGTCAACCGGCGGCACAAGGCCCGGCGGCAACTGCGAAGAGGTTCTCAAAGCCTGCGGCGGTTCGGCAGGCGATGCAGGAAGCGTACGAAGAAGGCTTCGTGTTCGCGTCCTCAGTGAACCTCGACGGCGAGATGTCATACCGGTACCTTCACCCTGACCGGCGCGAACTACTCATCACGTTCGCCCCTGAGAAAAAGTAATGTCAACTGCGTTTGATGAGCACGGCAACCCGTACGAGGTGAAGCCGGACAGCGCCAACGCTGGCGGCACCGACACTGGTCTTGCGTCGCGGGACAACATCATCGAGATGTTTCCTGATGCGCGCGAGACAATAGACGGCAAGCCCGCCCACCCGGTTCCTGATGAGGGCTACAAGCAGCTGGGCATTGGCTACGGGCCGGTCGGCGGCCAGCAGTTCCCTGAAGCTTGTGCAATGGAACTGATGATGGGGCCGCAGGGTGAGCTCATTGAGGACAGGTTCAGCGAGGACCAGCCGAGAGATGAGCACGGACGCTTTGCAGCAGGCCCGCAGGGTGAAGACCTACGCTTTGACCCCGACCAGCCGCGCGACCCGGACGGCAAGTTCGCCAGCACCGGCGCTGAGAAAACGCCCGGCGATAATCAGAAGCAACCAGAGTTTCTGAAGCCCGACATGAGCACGCACGACGCGCGTACGGCCATCGCGCGCAATACCGCAAGGGAGCTCAACTTCCCTGTTGAGAAGGTTAAGTGCATAGAGGGAGCCGGGCGCGAGTTCAAAATCGGCGACCGGGCATTCACTGAAGGCGGCCACGCCGAGATTTATACCACAGGTAACATCGTAATCTATACCGGAAGCAACTCTGACTCCGGCATCAGAGGCGTCGTCGCACACGAAGTTGAGCATGTTCGCTTCGAAGGAGTGCTCGACGACTATAACAAGGAGATGGGACACCTTTCCGATTGGGCTCTGAACGACCACGAGCAATACGACAAGGTGACAGACCCTGTTGGCTTCCTTGACCCGGAGAAGGGTGCTGGCGCGGTGCTTCCTACCGCGACAGTGTTACAGCCATTCTTAGAGCTCAACATCGACCAGCTTGCGAAGGACGACGGCGTGACCGACTACAGCAAAGCATACTGGGACGCTGTTAAGTCACCGGAGTCCGTTGCCAAGTATGGTGGTTATAAGCAGTCGCGTGAGCGCGCCATCCATGAAACGTTGGCGGAGATGGCGAAAATGAAGTTTACCGGGGAGCCATACGCGACTGGTGAGAAGCCGACCAAGTTATGGCGTGACCTGTTCAGCAACGTTAACAAGCTGGCGAAGGAGAAGAAGTATGGCTACTGATTTCATCACCCGCGAGGTGGTTGACGGCAAGCAAGCTACGGTGTCACACCTCACGGATACTATGGAGCCCTGCTCTCCGGCGGACGCAGCTATCGTCAAAGTGGTGTTTGATGAAGGCGGCGTTCTGTTCGGAGTTCGGAAACCGGACGGCCCCACGGCCCACCGCAATCTGAACGGAGACTTAGAGTGGTGTTAACTACCCGTCACACTTACCGGGTAATATAGGGACAGCTATGCCGAAAGGGAAGTACCCGCGAAAACTTGACGGAATGTCTGAGGAGCAGACCCAGTTTTTCGTCTCCTTGGCAGCCGAGTATCTGGAGGAGAGACACAGTGCCATATAAGAATGTGAGTGAGCTTCCTAGCAACGTTCCTGCCAAATACGCGAAGCAATTTCTTGAAGTATGGAATAGTGTGTACGCTTCAGCTAAAGAGGACAAGAAGTCTGACGCGGACGCCGAAGCTACTGCTTTTACACAAAGTTGGGGTGTGATTAACAAGCAGAAGGAAAAGGACAAGCGGGACGTTGCAGTCGACGGCCCCGGCTTCAGCGCAGGTGTGGCCGAAAAGAAGAACGAGGACGGCGGGCAGGTTTCTGACCCGACAATGTCGCTGAGATTCTCGGAAGACCAAGCCCGCGACCCTGACGGCAAGTTCGCCAGCGGAACGTCGACGTCGCACAAGCCGGACGAGCAAGCCAAGAGTAAGGGCACGGAGCGTGTGAAGGATAATCAAGGCCGTGCGCCGGGCGTTGTGGACGCCAACGACAAGAGCATTGAGCATGTGCAAACGCTGGCCGAACACATGAACGAGTTTCAGAAGGAAGGAAACGTGGACGCTTGGGCCGCGTTTAAGACCGCATCTAACGTTATCGGCGGCCTGAAGGTTTCCAAGTCGCTGGCTGAAAAGACCTTCAACACGCTGGCGGAGCACAATAACGAGGCTATCAAGGAAGGTAACTCCCATCTGGTTCATGCGTTGACGGACGCAATGGCCAAGCTGAACAACATGCGGAGGTTCCCGTCACAGATTGCTGAGACAAGGGAGACGTACATGTCTATCGAAAAACGTTATGCAGCCGAACTGAGAGTTGGAGCCGCCCTCGGCGGAAACTCCGGCGGCGATGAGATGGCAATCGAGGGTTACGCCGCTCGGTTCAACCAGCAATCGAAGGACTTAGGCGGCTTCCGCGAGACGGTCGCGCCGGGCGCTTTCACAAAGGCGCTTGCCGGTAACCCCGACGTCCGTTGCTTATTCAACCACGACGCCAACCGGGTGCTTGGTCGAACCAGCGCCGGGACGCTCACCCTGACGCAGGACGAGCACGGCCTGAAGTTCCGTTGCCAGCTTGACCCCAACAATCAGGAGCACCGAAACCTGCACTCCTCGATTAAGCGTGGCGACATCAACGAATGCTCGTTCGCCTTCATGCCCGACAAACAGTCCGATGGCTCGGACGGTGACGTATGGCAGGACGCGAAGGACGAGCGCGGCAACTGGTTCATTTCCCGAACGCTGAAGAACGTCCGCCTGTTCGACGTCTCGGCGGTCACCCATCCGGCCTATGAGGGCACGAACGTTGATGCCCGCGCCGAGTTTGTCACCCCGGAGATTCGAAGCATTATGAACAAAATAATCTCAAAACGCGCACTTGGAAATCCCGACCTTGAAAGCGGCAAGGACAGCCTCGAAGATTATTGCAGCGAAGTCTGCAAGACTCTATGCGAGAAGTTCCCAGCCGACGATGAATCGAAGAACGGCGGTTATTGCGGGCCTTTCGGCGGAAAGTATTATGTCTGCGAAACCTACACCGACCACGTTATCGCCAGCGAGTGCGGAACCGGCGAGTACGTCAGCATTCCGTATATCGAAGACGGCTCCGACAACTACGTGTTCGGCACGCCCGTCCCGGTCGAGAAAACTTGGACGCCCAGCGAACGCAGCAAGTCGATTCAAGGCGAGACGCGCGCGTTGAAGGCCGCTCACATGCAGAAGATTGCCGATGAGCACGCCAAGACCGCAGCCGATCACACCGCTACCGCTGCCGGGCACACAGCCGCTGCGGACGCGCACGCTGATGAAGCTGCCGCGCACCAGAACGCTGCTGACGCCGCGCAGAAGGAAGCCGACCGGATGAAGAAGTGCGAAGAGTCCGATGGCGACTGCGAGACGAAATCCTGCCGCTGCCAGAACTGCATGCGGAAGGAGCACGAGGTTTACTACGGCGACGACGAGAACGAACCGGAGCAGGGAGATGACGACGACATGCGCAGCTTGAAGGCTGCACGGCGCGTCATGCTTCGCTCGGCCTTCGGCATCGTCGAGACCCGCGACGGAGACGGCAACGTTCGTACGAAGACGGTCGGCGGCAAGAGCCTGTCGGCTTCCTCGTTCGCTTACGTTGGTGACCCGAACGACACCAGCACTTGGAAGTACCCAGTGCATGACGCCGATCACGCCCGCAACGCGCTGGCGCGGTGGGGCCAGCACAAGGGTATTCCAGCTGACAAGGAAGCCGGTGCCTACGCGAAGATTGTGGCCGCAGCTAAGAAGTTCGGCATCGAGGTTTCCGAAACGAACGCGGACGCTGCTGCGCGCATGAGCGACGAGGAAAGGGAAGAGCTGGAACTGCGGTTCAAGATCGCGATTCTCAGCACAGAAGTAAGGAGCTAAGTCATGGCGGAACTGATGAAGATTGCCTTTCCTTCGACGAAGGAAGAGCGCAACGCACTCTACGCGAGCGTAGAGAACCGATTCTCCGAAGACCAACCGCGCGACAGCGCCGGTAAGTTCTCGTCCGGCGGAGAGCACTCGGAGCCCATCGGCAAGACGGCAAGCGGTAAGGACATTCCGGGGCCGGGTCACGGCGTCTACAATGACCGGCAGAAAATGCCGAAGTACAACGGGCCTGTCAGCCCGGCGAACGCACACGGACGTGACGGCGGCAAGATGCTGCGCCAGCGTCTGCCTGAGTTCACGAAGCAAGACCACTTGGATGCTCACGACGCGCACTTGGCGGCGGCAAACGAGGCGGACAAGAAGTGGGTAGAGGTAGCGGACGCAGCTGCGAAGGAAACCTTCGGGCGTCCTTATCAGGCGACCGACTATCAAATCTCCGGTATTGCCAGCGATAAGTTCTCGGACGCGAACAAGGACAAACTACGCGACTTGGCGCACACCGCGACCGATCACCGGGAAGCAGCAACGGCGCATCTGTTTGCCTCACAGTACATGCGTGGGCAGAAGTAAGCCGTCACACATTCGTGTTACATTGGAAGACTTTTGTTTGAGGGAGAAAGAACATGTCAAAATATCTAACGCCCGCGCTGCAGGAACTGCGTGCGGCCCTTACTGAGGCCGACGAGATTTCGAAGCGCGCCGATGGCGGCAAGCTTGCTGAAGCGCGCCTGAGCTTCCTTCTGGCGAAGATCAAGGCGCTCAACTCGGCCCCAGCAAGCGCTCAGGATGAGTGCGAGCGGTTCTTCTCCGACCTGTTCAAGAACAGAGAAATGCGCCAGATGCAAGCTGGCCAGCAGTCGATCACCTACACGGCGGAAGCCGAAGGCGGCGCTCTGGTGCCCCACGAGTTCCATGAAGAAGTCATCCACGGCATGGCGCAGTATGACCCGCTCCTCAACCCGGATATTGTCACCCTGATTGAGAGCGACAGCTTCTCGCTCAAGCCGTTTACGATTCCCGGCTGGGATATGAGCACGTACGCCGCCGTACAAGTTGCGGAAGGCGTGCAGCAGAACGGTCAGGCGGTTCCTACGGTTTCCGGCACGATTCTTAACGGCTGGAAGTTCAAGGCCAGCCTGCCGGTTTCAATCGAACTGGAAGAGGACTCCTACACCCCAACGATGAAGCTCATGCAAGACGCTTATAGCGTCGGCTTCGCGCGCGGCGTAGGCGCGGCCTTCGTCACAGGCTCCGGCTCCGGCGCGCCACAGGGCGTGTTGACCGGCGCGGCCAACAGCGGTGTGGTTACCGCCAGCGGAACGTCGCTGGTTCTGAATGACTTTGAGAACGTCTACTTCAAGGTGAACCGCTGGCACAGGGCTTCGCCGAAGTGCGCGTGGCTGATGAACGACGCAGCTTACCAGATGGCGCGCCAGGCGGTCGACACGGTCGGAAACCCGCTCATCAAGTTGCACAAGGACAAAGAGATGATTATGAGCAAGCCGGTGTACGTATCACCGTCGCTGCCTGCTTACAATCCCTCGCTCGGAACGCAGGCGAACGGTTCCTTCTGCGTGTTCGGAGACTTGGCTCACTATTTCGCACGAGTATCGAAGATGGTTGTGAAGCGCCAGTGGCAGCTGCCCGGCTACGTTGAAAACGGGATGGCGCTCTACACCGGAATCATGCGCGCGGACGGTCGAGTTTATGACCCGACGTCCGGCAGCTCGGCACCGATTGTGTACGCCAACCTTCACAGCTAAGTTCTAAAAATAAATCTTTTCAGGGAGGCAGACCCGTCACACCTCCCTGATATAGTGAACGCGCTGCTTTACTGCGGCGCACAATCCCGCCGTAGACAATCCAAGCACATCTCAAGGCACCACCAAGGATTTCAGGGAGGACTTATGTCCAGACTTACGCAGATCATGGAGCAGCGCGCAAAGGTTCACGCCGACGCCGTTGTCCTGATGAACAAAACCGAACAAACGACCGAGACCCGCGCGCAGATCAAAGCGATGCTGGCCGACGTTGAGACGCTGGGCGAGGATATCGCCAACATTCAGCGGGCAGACAAGATGGCTGCCGAACTTGCCGCGAAGAACGGCGCAATCAACCCCGGTTCCGAGAACCGCGACGCGAAAGTGCTCGCCGAGGAATACCGGAAAGCGTACAGCGAGTGGCTGCTCAAGGGCAAACCCGGCTCGCGTGGTTCATGCAAGGGCGGCGCTTCCGCTGAAGTGATTCAGAAACTCGACCGCACGGTTTCGGAACTCCGAAGCATGCCTGTTGAGCAGCGCGACCAGCAAGCTGGCACGCAGAGCATCACCTACACCGAAGGTTCTCTGGGCGGCTACTTCGTCCCGGCGGGCTTCGTGTATGACATCGAGAAGGCGACCAAGTTCTACGCGAACCTGCTCGACACCACGTCCATCCGAATCATGGAAACGGCGACCGGAAACGTGCTGCCCTATCCGACCAGCAACGACACGAACGAAGCGTGGACTCTGTTGTCCGAAACCACGCAGATCGTCGATAACAGCACCACGCCGAACTATCCGACGGTCGGCAATGCACCTACCGCCAACCCCGGCAACGTGCTTGCTTCGAACGTCACCTTCGGCGCATACAAGGGCTCGACCGGCCTTGTCCGCGTGTCTCTCGAACTGATGCAGGACAGCGCGTTCAGCCTCGAAGACTTCCTGAAGGAAGCTTTCGCTGTTCGCTTGGGCCGTGGCTATGAGTATTACCTGACTCTTGGCTCCGGCACGAACGCCCCGCTGGGTATCATCCCGGCAATCGCCGCGTCCGGCGCGACCGCAGTCACTGCGGCTGGCTCCAGCGCGAACGATGGCATCGTTGGCAACACCGGTGTCAACAGCATCGGTTATCAGGACTTGGTGAACTTGATTCACTCCGTCGACCCGACTTATCGTCGCGGCGCGAAGTTCATGTTCTCCGATTTGACGCTGGCGCATCTGAAGACCCGCATCGACAAGTTTGGTCGACCGCTGTGGGTGCCTTCGGTGCGTGAGAGCGAGCCCGACACAGTGGCTGGCTTCCCCTACGTCATCAACCAGAGCTTCCCACAAATCGCGGCTTCGGCAACCACCGTGGCCTTCGGTCAGTGGAGCAAGTTCATCGCCCGCAAAGTTCGCGACCTGTCCATCGCACGGTTGGACGAGCGCTTTGCGGATTACGGCGAAGTGGCGTACGTTGGCTTCAGCCGTATTGACAGTCGCCTATTAGATGCGGGCACGCATCCGTTGAACGTCCTCGTGCAGCACTCCTAATCGAGTGCGCCACGCGGCGCGAAAAGAAACCGGCGGGAGGGAAACAAACCTCCCGCCTTTTCTCTTGTCCGGGCCCGTCACACCCCACTGATATTATAGGGAAGGCTATGTCTGCCTACCTGTAACACTTTATGGACACAGGGGGATTGTATGCTGGTGCAAATGAAGAACGGGAACGTTGAAGACTTGTATGACCACGTGGCGAAGAGCTTTATCCAGCGCGGGCTGGCCGTGGCGATTACACCAGAAGGACAGATTTTGAAAGCCGAGGAGCAGGGCGTCCCGGTGGCCACGGTTGGTATTGAAGTGGCAATGCTTGAGCCCAAGCAGGAGCACGCGGTGGTTAAGTACATCCGCACGCTTCGTAGCCGAATCGGAGTGTAAGCTATGGCAGGAATAATCGTACAGAATCAACCCACGGCGGAGCCGGTGACGCTGCAGCAGGCTAAGAACTTCCTGCGTGTGTCGATCACGGACGACGACGACCTGATTGGCTTTCTTATCACAGCGGCGCGCGAAGCCTGCGAGACTTTCTGCAGCCGGAGCCTTGCAGTGAAGAGTTACATCCAGACGATGGACTCGTTTCCGTATTACACGGACACTGTGATGAGCCAGATGGCGTACCCGCCCAGCTATTACTCGCTGCCGCAGTACTCCACAACCCTGTGGAACTATTCGCAGATGATTAAGCTGTACTATCCGCCTGCGATTGAGGTTCAGGGGATTGATTACACCGCCACTGACGGCACGAACAAAACGTTGGAGCAGGACACTGACTTCCTGCTTGACAACATCTGGGAGCCCGCTCGTATCTTCCCGATGCCGGGACAGATGTGGCCAGCTTGCTTGTACGTTCCGAACGCAGTCCGCATTCGCTTTACGGCGGGCTTCGGTGACACAGTAAGCACTGACCCAGCGCCGGTCGACGGTGAGCTTCCACAGGGTGCTGGTTCCCAGCCGATGCCGGGCCGGGCCAAGACAGCAATCCTCCAGTTGGTTGCCAACTGGTACGAGAACCGCGAAGCGGCAACGCCCGGTTCCATGAACAACATTCCGAACCACGTGCAGATGCTTCTCTGGTCTCTGCGTGTTATGGACATGCAACCTACAAGGGGTTAGCTACAGGAAGTAGAGCTATGTGGATGCGCTCGTGTCCTTGTTGCCGACGTATTATTTACAAGCGACTTCTCACTGAAGCTTTGAGATGTGCTTGCGGGTGGATTTGGGAGAGTTGCCAATGACGCGCGAAGAACTATTCTACAATCGAGGCCGGGCGGAGTGGAACGCGGAGACGCGCGACTTCCGCTATGCTCCGAACGGCGTGGTCATCATGTACACTCTTCGTCATGGCTCCACCAAGCTCAACGGGGACAATAAGTTCCGTGGCTGGGCAAACCCAGAACTGGACGACAAGGGCAGGCAAGACGCGGAGCAGGCTGGTAAGTTCCTCAAGGGAAAGGGCATCAAGGCTGTTTATTGCTCTGACTTGAAGCGCGCGGTTGAGACGGCTGAAATCGTAAGCAAGGCAATAGGCTTGCCCGGTGAGCCGGTTCCCGATGAGCAGCTTCGACCGTGGGACGTGGGTGACCTTTCGGGAAAGGATAAGGACGAGAACGACGACGTCCTTCAGTATCACATCGACCACCCGAAGGTGCCTCTTCCCGGCGGTGAGTCACTCCAACACTTCAGCGACCGTTCGCAAAACGTAATGGATGAGTACATGGAGAAGGCCAAGAAGGACGGCCCGATTCTGCTCGTGTTCCATACGTCGAACACGGTTCAACTTCAGAACTATTGCAAGGGCTCCAAGGCGACCGGGCGCCCAGAGTCAGATGAGTGTGTGAAGCCCGGCGGCGTTATGAAGGTCACCGACTACGGCGACAAGCTCGACGCAGAAGCAGTATTAAAGGACGGCGGAAAGGCAACGTACGGGTCATAAACATGGCACTCAACTGGAAAAGCGGACGGCTACAAACAGGCAAGTTGCGCCATCGCATTGATATCGTCAAGGTGAGCCCTGTTCAGGACTCCGCTGGCGGCGTCAACTTCTCGGTGGGCATCGTCTATGCAAACGTGTGGGCGGCCATCGAGTCAATGAGCGGAATGGAAACGTGGGCGGCGCAATCGGAAGTTGCGACCGGCTCTCATCAGGTTCTCATTCGATACATTCCCGGTGCGCCCGGCTACGTGTTCGGGCAGAAGTATACGCCCGGCATGCTCATCAAGGACAATAACGGGTACCTTCAGCAAGCTCAGGCACCCGGCGGCTGCGCGGCAATCACTGACAACACCGTGTGGAACGAGACGGAGGGAATGTTCACCGAAGACGGCAACCCAAGTATCGGGACGTTCACATGGCTGAACCTTGGCCCGGCTCCTCCGTACACCGGCGTGACAGCTGCCATGCAAGTTTGGTTTCAGTCGCGGCAGTTCCAAATCAACAACGTAATGAATCCTGACGAGCGAAACAAAATGCTGTGCTTGATGGTGACCGAAATCAACGACAGCCGTCAGCAGCTTCAGAACAACCAGCCCGGCGGCTTAGGTTAAGACTGTCACACCTCCCTGTAATAGTGGGTAGCTATTTATGGCGCGCGTTCAAAAAGTGAAAATGGTTCTCTCCGAACACGTCCTGCCTGAGAAGGCGGACTTCGGAACTGTGTTCGTCTGCAAGGACACGCAGGAGGTTTGGTTCGCGGCGCTCAACGGAGACGTGCTCAACCTGAACGACGTGCTCACCGGCAAGACCGCAGGCGTCAGGCAGGTTGGTCCGCAGGGGCCGAAGGGTGACCCTTCGACGGTGAAGGGGCCGAAGGGTGACAAGGGTGACCCCGGCAGGGACGGTAAGGACGGTCGTGACTCGAACGTTGCTGGCCCGAAGGGTGACCGGGGGGACTCGGTTAAGGGCGACAAAGGCGACAGGGGCGACAGCGGTTTTAACGGACGCGACGGTAAGGATTCCGAGGTACCCGGCCCGCAAGGGCCGCCGGGGCAGGACGGCAAGGATTCAACGATTACCGGCCCACAGGGGCAAGCTGGTAGAGACGGGCGCAACGGCTCGGATTCGACCGTACCCGGCCCACAGGGGCCGCCGGGGCCGCCGGGAATGGCTATTGTTGGCCCGCAGGGACTTCCGGGGCTCGACGGTAAGGATTCGGTGGTTCCGGGGCCGCCGGGCAAAGACGGTAAAAATTCCACAGTACGCGGCCCACGCGGCGCGACTGGGCCAGCCGGGAGAGATGGGGCCGATTCCACAGTTCCGGGGCCGCCGGGCCAACAAGGGCCGCCGGGGCGTGACGGTAAGGCTTCCACGGTTGCTGGGCCAAGCGGCGCAGCGGGTAGAGACGGCAAGGACGGCAAGGACGGAGTGAACGGGTGCAACGGGCTTGATTCAAACGCGCCCGGCCCGCCGGGGCCGCCGGGGCGCAACGGTAAGGATTCTACGGTTGTAGGGCCGCGTGGCCCGAAGGGCGACACGGGTGCTTGTGAGTGCGCGGCCCGGCTCGTAGAACTGACGCAGAAAGTTGACAACCTGATTGCGATGCAAAAGAACGCAGGCCCATATTTAGAGTGGCTGCGTGCGAAGGCGGCGGCGAGAAATGCAAACTCCTAATCTTCATCTCAACCTGTTCACGCCGCTCGGTGTCGGCTGGCGCGAGGACGCGACGGCAGGCTTACTGCTTGATGAGAACATGGCACTCATCGACGCCTTTGCTGCGGGTGGAGGTGGTGGTGGAACTTCGGTTTCAGTTAACGGCGGCACAGTAAACACGCCGAACTTCAATAGTGCTGCACCGGCGGCTCCTGCTGGGCACGCGAATGTGGTGTGGCAGGTTTCAGGCTCTTCAGTTTCTGCATACGTCTCTACGAACTATGATGCGGCTGGCGCTGCAGCGACAGCGCTGTCGACCGCTGAAGGCTATACCGACTCTTCAATTTCTGCTGAAGTAATTCGTGCAAACGCTGCGTACGATGCTGCGGGTGCCGCCGACGCCGCTGTTGTAACATCAGAAAACTACACAGACGTGCAAATTGGCGCGCTGACTATTCCTTCTTCGTCGGGGCCATACGGCGAGATTCAATTCAGCGACGGAGTGAGCAGTTTTCTCGGGTCAGCTACCGTCATAACACCGGGCGGCGCTATAACGATGGCTGGCGACATCAACATGAACGAGAACAAGCTGGTTTGGGAAAACCCCAGCTTGGGAATTGACGCAGGTATTTCGCGGCTGGGCGTGGCGTCGCTGGCTGTCGGCAATGGAACACAGGGCGACTACAGCGGCACGCTAAAGGCGACGATATACAACGCAGCCACGGGCTATCAAGTCGCGGGCGCTGCGACAAGCGGCCACGTATTGCGTGGCAACGGCACCAGCTTCGTGTCGGCGCAGCTTGGCTACGGCGACCTGAGTGGCACGCCGACATTAGCAGCGACGCTTGCGGCTGTATCGCACAATTTCTTTACTGCCTACGATGCCACAACCGGATTGTTCACAGCAGCGCAGCCCGCATACGGAGACATCAGCGGCACGCCGACGCTCGCGGCAACTGCCGCTGCAACAACTCATAAGTGGCTAAACAGCTATACGTCTTCTACCGGAGCGTTCACTGAGACTCAACCGGCGGCAGCTGACCTTTCGGACACAGCA